TCAGCAGTATGTAGGTGAGCAGGTAGCCAACCTTGGTTTTGACTTCGTTAACGGCACACAGACCAGCTTAGAGCCGCTCAGACGTATGCTAGAGAACTACAAGGATGACTTCACACCTAACCTCCGTATTGAGTGGGAAGACATCAGCATCGACACACTGCTCAAGGCAAACGATCTACAGACACAGTGGAAGTTTAACATCCCAAGTCTTCGCCGTAAGGTTGAGGGTGTCAGTGGTGGTCACCTATTACTTGTAGGTGCACGGCCTAACACAGGCAAGACATCCTTCCATGCGTCACTGATTGCAGGGCCAGAGGGCTGGGCAAGGCAGGGTGCTAAGTGTGTAGTGCTATGTAACGAGGAGGCGTATGAGCGTGTAGGAGCACGTTACCTTAGTGCTGCCTCTAACATGTCCATGGATGAGGTTAAGGCTAACGTAGCCCTCGCACGTAGCCGCTACGAGCCTGTCAGAGCTAATATCCGCATCAAGGATAGCACCAACAAGGATATGCAGTGGGTTGAGTCTCTGGTTAAACAAGAGAAGCCAGACGTATTGATCTTGGACATGGGTGATAAGTTCGCCAGTAAGACAAGCGATAAGTCCGATGTGTACCTAAAAGATGCAGCTATCTATGCTCGTAACATCGCTAAGCAATACAACTGTTGTGTTGTATGGATGTCACAGTTAAGTGCTGTAGCTGAGGGTAAGGTCTATGTAGACCAATCTATGATGGAAGGCTCTAAGACAGGTAAAGCTGCAGAGGCAGACCTAATGGTTCTGATCTCTAAGAACCCCATTGTAGAGGGTGCAGATGAGGAAGACACACAACGGCACTTGAATATCGCCAAGAATAAGCTTAAGGGTGGTTGGCATGGTGTTGTACACTGTGAGTTAGACGGGGCGAGATCACTATATACAGCCTAGAGGAGAGAGAGATGAGACTTGTATTAGACGTTGAGAACACAACAAACAAACGTAGGGAGAAGCTACACTTAGATCCCTATGAGGAGGGTAACTTCCTTGTGCAAGTCGGTATGCAGAATGCAGACAATGACAAAGAGTTACACATTGTAACATTAGATCACGTTGAGAAGAAGGATACTAGTGGCGCTGGGCGTAAGCTAGTCCAGCAAGTCTTAGACATGACTACTCTTCTAATCATGCACAACGCTCAGCATGATATGATGTGGCTGTGGGAGTGCGGCTTTAAATATGATGGCGCTATCTATGACACGATGCTTGCAGAGTACATACTACTGCGTGGTCAGAAGCTACCCCTAAGCTTAGAGGCTTGTGCAGAACGTAGGAACCTTAACGCTCAAAAGGATGACACTCTCAAGCGTTACTTTAAGGAGGGTTATAACACCAATGAGATTCCTCTCAGTGAGCTTAGCTTTTATCTTAGGTGCGATCTCGACACAACTCGTGAGTTGTTCCACAATATCGAGGCAGACTACGGTGAGACCGATGCCGCTAGTCTACACACCATTAGAGACGTTACCTTCAGAACCTGTCAAACCCTTACCCGAATGTACATGTCAGGAATCAGGGTGGATCGTACAGCCCTAGACGGTGTTCGTCTAGAGTTTGAGCGTGAGAAGGCAGACATTGAGGATCGACTACAGCACAAGGTGCGTGAGATCATGGGTGACACACCTATCAATCTCAACTCACCAGAGCAGATGTCTCAGGTTGTCTTCTCTCGTAAGATTAACAACAAGAAGGAGTGGGCTGACCTGTTTGAGTATGTGAATACTACTAAAGAGTTTAAGCAGGCGGTAGATGCTAACAGTACTATCATCAAACGTACCAAAGCTTTTACCTGTCCTACTTGCTCTGGCACAGGTAAGACATACAAGATAAAGAAGGATGGCACTAAGTTTGCTAAGCCTAATAAATGCAAGGACTGTGATTCTCGTGGCTATGGCCTCAAAGAGCTTAACCATATTGCAGGTCTTGGCTTTGGTGCGCCTAGTAAGAAGTGGGTTAGCGCCAATGGCTTTAGCACAGGAAAGGATAACCTAGATGTACTTGTGGGTACTGCTAAAACGAACAACATGGACGCTGCTGTTGAGTTTCTTACTGACCTTAAGCGTCTTTCTGCTGTTAGTAGCTACCTCTCTAGTTTTGTGGAGGGTATCGACACTTTCACAAAGTCAGACGGATTCCTGCATGTGGGACTCACTCAGCATATCACCAGTACAGGTAGATTTTCTGGACGAAACCCCAACATGCAAAACATGCCCAGGGGCGGCACGTTTCCCGTAAAGCGTGTCTTTGTGTCTCGCTGGGATAATGGTTACATCTGTGAGGCAGACTTTGCACAGCTAGAGTTCCGTACCGCTGCTTACTTAGCTCAGGATGAGGTTGCTATGGAGGAGATCGCTACAGGGTTTGACGTACACAGTTACACTGCACAGGTTATCTCTGATGCAGGACAGCCTACGTCACGTCAGGAAGCCAAGGCTCATACGTTTGCACCTCTCTTTGGGGCTACAGGGTATGGCAGATCTAAGGCGGAGGAAGCGTACTACATCCACTTCAATGAGAAGTATAAGGGCGTAGCTGCATGGCATAAGAACTTGGCTGACGAGGCTATAAGGTTCAACAAGATTACTAACGTATCAGGGCGACAGTATGCTTTCCCTGATGTTAAGCGCAACGCTCGTGGCGGGGTATCACACTTCACTATGATTAAGAACTATCCAGTGCAGGGCTTTGCTACTGGTGATGTTGTTCCTGTTGTGCTGATCGAACTTGAGGAGAGGTTGAAAGGCCTACGCTCTTGCCTAGTGAATACTGTTCATGACTCAACTGTGATAGACATTCACCCAGAGGAGAAGGAGATTGTACTACAGATTATTGAAGACATGAATGAGGGCTTGACAGACTTAATAGAACAGGCCTATAACGTAAAGATGAATGTTCCGTTACTACTTGAATCAAAAATCGGGCCGAATTGGCTTGACGTACAGGATGTATGACGGTATAACTAAGACTCTTTTTTACTGTAATAAAGGATATACAGATGAGTACAGAACTAGCAACAACAGGATCGTCAAACCCATTGGCAGAGCTTATAGGTGAGCCTAAATCAACAACACAATCTCGGTCATCTCTAGCTCGTGTTAACGTGTTAAGCACAGCTATTAAAGGCGAGATTGAGCTTGGCGGTAAGAAGATTAAGACAGATGTTCTACCAGTAGGGTCTTATAAGATCACACTTGGTGATGATGTCTTCTATGCAGAAAGTGTAGAGGTCCGTATAATAACACATCGCTTTCAGTTTCAGCGGTGGAACGCTTCCACTAATGAGATGGAGAAGTCCGTTATGAGTCGCTCTACTTACAACGACTTAAAGGATAGCACTGGTGGATTTAACTTAGGCCGACCCTCAGGTTACATTGAGGATTGGAATGCTCTTCCAGAGGCTACTAAGGATATTATACGAAACGCCAAACGAGTTAAGATTTTCATGGGTACTCTCACAGTTAATACACCCCTTGACGATACGGGTACACCCATCTCTGGTGAGTACGTAGATATTCCATTCGTTATGGATGTTAAGAATAATGACAGCCTTAAGAGCCTTACAGCTACAGATAAAGCTATTGAACGTAAGAATGTTAAATCCCACATGGCTAAGGTTATTCTTCGTGGTGAAGAAGGCTCAATTCCTACGGGTGCAACCTATGGCTATATTACTTCTTCTCTAGGTGAGCTTGTACAGGAGTCAGACGAAGACACTGCAGCTATGATGAAAGTAGCATCTGACTTCTTAGATTATGTCAGCTACTCAAACGGTAAGATCATGGACCTACACAATGAGCGCTCCAATATAAGTATGAGCAAGGAAGATGCTGACCTTGTAGGTTCCATTATTAATGTAGAGGAGGCAGCATACTAATGACTCATCCTGCAGAAATAGCTGTTTTCTCTTTCTTGCAGAAGGCTATGGCTGGTGAGACTACTATGACAGAGGGGGTGGCTAAACAAGTCGCCTCCGATGTCGAGGATGCTTTGTACAAGCAGTTCTCTAGTGGCCCACGTGATGCTTTCCGTTTACGGATGTCTAATATCGGTAGACCAAAGTGTCAGCTATGGTTTGACAAGAATGATCCAGAAGACAAGACGCCCTTTCCTCCACACTTCTTGATGAACATGATCCTTGGTGACATAGTTGAGGCTGTGTTCAAAGGCATACTGCGTTCAGCAGGTGTAGAGTTTAAGGATAACGAGAAGGTCACACTTAAGTTACCTCACGGTCAAGAGATCAAGGGTGAGTATGACATGGAGATGGACGGGCGCATTGATGATGTTAAGTCTGCCTCACCTTGGTCATACGACAATAAGTTCGCATCCTTTGGTTCACTAGCCTACAAGGATGGCTTTGGTTACGTATCACAGCTTGTGGGCTACGCAGAGGCCGCTGGAAAGGATGTAGGAGGTTGGTGGGTAGTCAACAAAGCAAACGGACAGTTTAAGTATGTAGACGCCTCTGAGGAGGTGGACAAGGAAGCAGTCCTAGCAGACATTCAAGCTACCGTAGACTACATCGACAATGACGAACCGTTTGAGCGTTGCTTTGAGCCAGTAGAAGAGTCGTTCTATCGTAAGAAGACAGGGAACTGGATCTTACCTGATGACTGTAAGTTCTGTAGCTTCAAGCACAAGTGTCATGAAAGCTTTGATTCACGTCCTAGCATCCCTAGTAAGTCAAAGAACCCACAGATAGTGGACTACACTTATATTGCACCTGAGTACTTAGATGAACAGGAAGCATAACTCTCGCATGTATCGCAGTGGTCTTGAAGTAGAGGCTGCTGCGTACCTCAAAGACAGGCAAAAGAAAGTAGCATACGAAGAGTTAAAGATCGAATGGGAAGATCTAAAGTATCGCACTTACACACCCGACTTTGAGCTAGACAATGGTATCATAATTGAGACAAAGGGCATCTTCTCAGCTGCAGATCGTAGGAAGCACATTGAGATACAGCGACAGCATCCAGGCTTGGATATTAGATTTGTATTCAGTAATGCTAGATCACGCCTTTACAAGGGTGCCAAGAGTAGGTATTGCGATTGGTGTGACCAGAAAGGCTTTAAGTGGGCTAACCGTGTCATACCAGAAGAATGGCTAAAAGAAAAAGGCTCTCGCATGAAAGAGCAACGCCTCAAAGTTAAAAGGAGAACGTAATGGCCTACGAGATTAAAGCTGGTGATGTAGCCATTGTGCTATCGCCTGTCATTGAGGATGGTGAGTGGACGGGTAGTATTAAGACAGGCATGGTGTTTGGCTCTGCTGGTTCTGAGGATGGCATGAGGGCTGCGCTTGATGAGGCACTTACTATGTCTGCAGCACAGCAATTCTTGGAGCTTTACCCTGATGCTTGGGAAGACTTCGTTGTCTTGAGGTCTGAGATAATGCAAAGCATGTTTCCTGATCTCTTTGCAGAAGCAGAGGAGGAGCTAGAAGAAAGCAAGGCTGTTGAAGTAGAGGGTAATGTCTACAAGATAAGCCGCTGGACTAAGACAGAGGGTAGCGCATGAAGAAGTTTAGCGTTACCTTTGTTGCGAAGGTAGATGATAACAACAACATATTATCATCATACGAAGAGAACCACGAACAAGACATTTACGACTTGATAACAGATGTTATTTATGATGTAGATGACGTGGACATAGAGAACTTAAATGTTAGGGAGAGAACATGATTACACAGGAAGACATTGATGCCTTTGCGAATATGATGGATGTTAAGCCTCAAGACTATTCGTACTGGGTAGAAGGTAAGATCGTCACAGAAGGCGAGACCCGCTTAGTTGAAAATACACTAGGCTTAGTAGGTGAAGCAGGTGAGGTAGCAGAGAAGATCAAGAAGATGCTGCGTGACTCCAACAAGGTCTCAGCAGATGAGATTGTAAAGGAGTTAGGTGACGTTGTATTCTATGCTACAGCCCTAGCCAATTACTTTAACAGTGACCTCACAGAGGTGCTACAAGTTAATATGGATAAACTAAATAGCCGTGCTAAGCGTGGCGTTATTAAAGGATCAGGTGACAACCGATGAGCAATCAACTACCAATAGACTACCAATAATTCAGTCACAAGTCACGCCACGCTAAAAACTTTGACGGTGAAGCACGCGAGTCATGGGGCAGCACAGTAGGTCGAT